GTTGCCGTAGCTGCATTGCCCCCAATAGAAAGACTCGCTGCTGTACCAGTCAATCCAGTACCCGGACAACTAAATTGTGTTGAGGCAGTTATTGTTGTGCCACCAATAGTTGAAGCGTTTACTGTACCAACGGTAATGTTTGGTGTACCTGTTAAACCACCAGCTGTACCAGTAGTGTTTTGGTTTAGTGTTGGGAAAGTACAGTTAGCTAAGTTACCAGAAGAAGGCGTACCTAATACAGGAGTTACTAAAGTAGGGCTTGTGCTTAATACAACTGAACCAGAACCTGTAGATGTAGTTACACCAGTACCACCAGAAGTAACGGCAAGAGTAGAAGAAAGACCTGCTGCTGTACCGCCAATAGAAAGACTTGCTGCTGTACCTGTTAAGCTAGTACCTGCACCAGAAAATGTTGTAGCTGTGGCAGTACCTGATACCCCAAGACTTGATAGCCCACTAACAGTACCCCCAGTAATAGCAACCGCATTAGCATTTTGAGTAGACATAGTGCCAAGACCAAGAGCCGTTGTAGCGGCTTGTACAAAAGCGGTTGTTGCTATTTGGGTTGTATTAGTACCAGCAGTTGCTGTCGGTGAAATTGGTGTTCCAGTAAATGTTGGAGATACTGAAGATATAGCACCAGAAAACGTTCCAGTTGAAGCAGATAAAGCGCCGGTTAAAGATGTTGTGCCGGTTACTGATAGGTTGCCGTTAACTGTGTAATTGCCCGCAGTGCCAGTATTTGCGTTATAGAAATTGGTTCCGTCGCAATAAACTAAAGTAGTAGCGCCATTAGGAATAGTTACGCCCAAGCCACTAGAACCGATAATTTGGATAGATTGGCTGCCTGTAGTATTATTTTTAATTACATATGTTTTTTCTACTAACGGAGCAATAACGTTGCGTGTAGCGGTTAGCGCACCAGTAAGCACCAAAACTTGATTTCTAGACTCATCTTCCACGCCGTTATAATTAGATAGGGTATAAGTGGCGTCAAGCATACTAATTGAAACAACCCCAACGATAGCTTGTTCTATCAAAGCTCCTAGGTTGTTATTGGTGGTTTGCCCCCAAATGCCTGACTGGTCTCCATCCCCGATAAGCTCAAGCCGTAACGATGGTGAATATGTAGATGCCATGTTTTAATCCTTATTCTTGCGTGTTATCAATCTGTTGCCAGTTAGGGTTTTGGTCATCCCCAATATTTGTCCAAGTACCGCTTTGCGTGCTGTTTATTGCCGCCCAATTTGGGTTTTGGGTATTTCCAATGTTATTCCAAGTTACAGTTTGCCCATTATTTACCGACGTCCAAGTTACTGTCTGATCGTCAACTACCCTAAACCAACCACGCCCAATTGGCAAGTCCAATAATACCAGATTTTCTGTTAAAAATGCGTTAAAGTTGGCTTGAACGGCTATAAAGTCAGCAGCTGTAAAGTTTTCGGTTAAAGTAGCTACAAAAATAGCTTGGCGGGTTGATGAGTCGGCAGAATCTAAAGTTTCAGTAATAGCGCTTGCCAATGTCTTTTGAGAGCTTTCTGCATCAGTTAAATCCGCATTTTCAGTAATAGACGAGGTGAAATTAACTTGAACTAACTCAGAATCGGCTGCTGCTAAAGCTTCAGTAATAGCGGAATTTAAGTTTGCCTGTATAGATTGGGCATCAGCTAAGGTTGCAGCTTCAGTCAAAACCCCGGCAAATATAGCTGTTACTGTTTGTGTGTTGTCTAAACCGCTGTCTTCTGTAATAGACGAATTAAATCCTTTGATTGCTGACTCTGAATCGGCAGCCGTACTAGTTTCTGTAATGCTAGAAGCAAAAGTAGCAGAAGAAGAGTCGCTGTCCCCAACAGTTGTTGGCTCAGTTATTGAATCGCTAGTAATTCTTGAGGCTGCTTCTGTATCGGCTAGGGTTGTGGGTTCAATTCTGTCGCTATTAAAGTTAGCTTGAGTTGTTTGGGTATTGGCTATTCCGCTATCTTCAGTAATAGACGGGTTAAATATGGCTACACAAGACTGAGAAGCATCCGACCCTAAAGCTTCAGCAATAGCCGCAGCAAGAATATTAATGTAAAATGTGCTGTCATCAGATCCAATAGGTTCGGTAATAGAAACCGACAAAGCGTATGTAAAGTTAGAAGAATCCGCTAAGTCACTATTTTCAACAACGGATGAGTTAAAGTTAGTCTGCGCCGATTCAGTATCTGCTAGGGTTGCAGGTTCTGTTGCAGTACTGTTAAAGCTGGCTTGGATTGATTCTTCGTCTGCTAGGGTTGAATTTTCTGTTATAGATGGGTTATACGCTGTTTGAGCTGATTCTGAATCTGCTAAGGTTGAGTCTTCTGTTATAGAAGGTTGTTGTACATAAATAGCGGATTCGGAATCAGCTAAGGTTGAGTCTTCTGTTACATCTGATGCTAGTACAAAGTTTGAAGATTGACTATTAGCTAAAGTTGAGTCTTCTGTAATGGCTGGATTGTATGCTTTTATAACAGTTTGAGCGTTTGCTAAACCGCTGTTTTCTGTTGCTGATACACCAAAATATTGGTTAAGCACATCAACAATATCGGCAAGTCCTGCGTTTTCTGTGTTGGTAACGTTAAATATGTTACCACCTGTGGTATAGGCAAAGACAATTACGCCTTGAGCGCCTGCCATACTAAGAGTAGTTTGACCACCTGTAGAATACCCACTACCACCACCACCACCACCATATAAACCACCAACTCCTATATTTGAAGTACCAAATCCACCACCACATCCGCCACCAGAACCAACAGTACTACCTGTAATAGTTATATCTGTTCCAGCTCCGCCATTTCCTCCGGAGTTAACAAAGGTATTGCCACCAGCACCACCACCTCCATCAGTACCAGCAGTACCAGCACCAGAACCGCCTCCACTACCAGAAACATTGTTTCCCCCGTTGCCCCCAAGAAAGGAAATAGCATTAGCACCCGCAGAACCTCCGCTATTGCCACCACCACCACCGCCTGAACCGTTACCGGAGGGTTGAGCATAACCATTACCGCCATTTCCACCAACACCTAATGGGCCACCACCACCACCACCACCACCACCACCACCAGTGTTATTAGTAAGTGTAGAAGTAGCGCCAATACCACCTACGCCGCCGTCAAACGTTGAGCCTGTTCCACCCGTGCCACCCGTAGATGTTGGGCCAGCGCTAGTAGCAAAACCACCAACGCCACCGCCAGCACTATATGCGCCAGCGTTTAAAGTTGTAGAACCGCCAGTATTACCAGTAGAAGTAGTCCCTCCAGCGACTCCAGTACCTCCAGCTCCAATAGTATAAGAAACAGACGTTCCGTCTGCGGGTGTAAAAGTACCGCTAAGTTGAGTAAACCCGCCACCGCCACCGCCACCGCCAGCTGCTCTAGTAGTCCCTGAAACACCAGAACTGGAACCCCCACCACCACCGCCAATAAGGTAATAGTTTATGGAAGGTTGTGTATTAGCTCCTGTTGGAACAGTAAATGAAGTACCTGTAGTTAAAACACCAAAAAGAGAGGTAACTCCTGCTCCGCCTGCAAAAACTACGTAGGTATTGTTTGAAGTATTTGTTGAATTAGCACCTGCATAGAACAAAAGGCCGTTAACTTTAATATCTTTAACAGATAAATAATCAACACTTGAAGTTTGCTGGTCTACTTGAAGCGTTGTTGCTGTACCGGCTGTTGATGAAATAACAGTAATTAAGTTACCCGCTGTGCCTGTCGCTGTCCAAGAACCAACACGAGTTAAAGTGCTTGCTGGAAGTGTTAGTGCTGCTGGTTGAGTTGAATTGGACACACCTAAAAAAGTATTAGCGCCCGTAACGGTAATTGTCCCAGCACCGCCTAAGTTTAGCGTTGGATAAGACGCACTACCGCCAGCAAAAGTAACTGCTGTAGCTGCTGTAAAACTTATTGTTCCTGTACCTGTGTAGCTATAACCTGTTGCCGTAGTCATTACCCAAGAAGCACCAGCGCCAGTAACCGTAATCTGTCCACCAGAACCAAAAGCAATTACACGGGTATTGGAGTTACTTGAGCTAAAAATGCTTGTTGTAAGAGTGTTACTGGCTAGGTTTAATGTACCGTTGGTAAGGGTGTACGTGGCTGTTGCGCTTAAAGCCAAAGCTCCACTTAATTGAATTGTGCCACCAACACCAGTTTGGGTAATTGAAAATAGTGTTTTACTAGCTGATGTAATTATTTGTGTACCGGAAGTAGCTGCAAAAGTCCATATGCCCGAACCGTTAGTAAACGTCATACCTGTTACTAAAGTCAAAGAACCGTAAAAAGTACAAGTTGCTGTGCCCGGAGACCATGTTCCAGTAAAGCCTGTAAAGTTTAACGTCCTAACAGTACCTGCGGTTGTAAGAGTTAGCGCATAAGTTCCAGTAGTGAAATTAAAATCAAGTGCGTTAGTTGCTGTAAAGCCTGTTGTTGCGGTTACCGTTGTCGCCGTGGCGCTGTTGTTTGATATGTTTATAGTTGGTGAGCCTGTATAGGTTAATCCAGTAGCCGTTACGTTAAAGGCTGTACCAGAACCTGTTGTAGTGATATTACCCGCACCAAACGTAATGACACGGGTATTTGAGTTAGCCGAAGAAAAAACACCACAAGATAAACTAAACCCGCCTAAAGCTAGTGTGCCGTTGGTTAACGTATATGTTGCAGTAGAGTCTAAAGTCGTATCTGCCGCTATAGCAACTGTTCCACCAGCACCGTTTTGGGTAATTGAGTATAGAGTTTTACCAGCAGATGTAACTGTTTGTGTCCCACTAGTAGCAGCAAACGTCCAAATACCTGAACCCGTAGTAAACGTCATACCAGAAACTAAAGTAAGCGAGCCATAGAAAGTAGCAGTTGACGTACTTGGTGCCCACGTACCTGTAAAACCAGTAAAGTTTAAAGAATTAAATACGTTAGCAGTGGTGGTAGTAAGAGTGTATGTACCAGTAGTTACATTAAAGTTAAGCGCATTAGTAGCTGTAAAAGTTGTTGCTGTTATGGTTGTTGCTGTAGCGCTGTTGTTTGATATGTTTACGGTTGGTGTGCCGGTGTAGGTTAAGTTAGTACCAACAACGTTAAAGGCTGTTCCTGAACCAGTTGTGGTTATATTACCTGTACCAAATGCAAATACACGGGTTCCAGTGGTTGAAACAAATAAACCTGCTTCAAGTTTGAATGTTGATAAAGATAGTGTGCTAGTACCACTAAACGTAAATGTGTTGGTTGTACCTAGTGTTAAGTTAGCACCTAAAGTTACACTAAACGCACTACTAATAGAACAAGCAAACGTTGTAGAGCCAGCCGTAATGGTACTTGCTGCACCAATAGTTAATAGTCCAGTAGCTGACCAAGTAGTAGTTGCTGATAATGTAATACTGCCCGAAACAGTTAATGTGCCTGTTGAGGTAATTGTGCAAGTTGCGCCAGTAGTTGTTAACGAAGCGCAAACAGGAGAACCTGATAAAGTAATTGTCGGTGAGCCAGAACTACTATTAACTATGACTGGACTTATTGATGTTGGTACAGTTAAACCGCCAGTACCGCCTGAAGTAAATGACCAGTTTGTTTTTGTAGTTGTATCCCAAGTACCAGAACCACCAACCCAATATACTGTTGCATTCGATTCATAGGTAAATACAATAATTCCTTGACCGCCAGATGCAGCTGTAACAGAAGCGCTATTACTGCCACCAGCACCGCCTCCATATAATCCACCAGCACCGCCTGTTGAAGTAGTAGTAGATGAACTTGCTCCACCACCACCACCACCTGAACCAGCAGTACCACCAGCGGTTGCAGTTCTATATGTTCCATCAGCACCAGCACCACCGTTAATATTTGTAGTGCTAAAACCACCACCACCACCACCGCCGTTTGCTGGTGCAGTATTATTTGCGGCTAAAGTTGATGTTGCCCCTGAACCACCAGTTTGCCCTGTGGAAGCACCTCCCGCACCACCAGCACTTGAAGAAGCAGTACCACCGTTAGTTCCTGCTGCTGCTAAAGTTGCTCCAGAACCACCGCCACCACCACCGCCAGTAGCAGCAGCGTTACTGCCCGCACCACCAACGCCACCGGGACCACCGGCTCCACCACCAGCACCTTTAGGAGTGCTAGCTCCGCCGCCGTATGCGCCACCTGCACCACCTGCACGGGTTGTAGTACCAATAGCTCCAGTTGTAGAACCGCCAGCACCGCCAGATGGTGTAGTTGCAGCTGTACCGCCGTTAGCTAATGCGCCTTGCGCCGTTGTTGTTGGGGCTACTGCAGAAACAGAGTTAAACCATGTTTGACCGCCATTTGTTGCTGTGGTTCCAGCAACTCCGCCAGCGCCGATAGATACAAACGCAGTACCACCAGCAGTAAGGCCTGTAACTGCCGTAGAAGTAGAATATCCACCGCCACCTGAACCACCACCACCAGTTGCATAAACGCTTCTATAGCTACCGCCACCACCACCAATACACTCAACAGAAACTAAAGATGAAAAGTCTGTAGGTACGGTAAACGTAGTACCACTGGTGATAAAGACAACTTTATTTGCCATTAGGCACTTTCAGCAGGGGGAAGGAATTGAGTTCCATCCCAAGTACCACCTATCTGAGCATTATTTCCTAAATCATCAGGCGTGATAATAAGCTGACACCCGTCTGGAGCGGGGTCAGTAGGTTCAGCAACAATAACGTTTACTATTAATCCGTCAGATAACTGACAAACTGCACAAGTAGACATCTATAACTCCCATAGAAATTAAGATGTAGCTGTTGTAGAGTAAGTAACGTTTAATTGGTCTGTAGAAGCAACAGTCTTGTTACCACCAGTGAATGAACCAGCAGAATACAAAGTACCTGTGGTGTTATCAATAGCAGAAGTACCGTTGATGTTAATAAAGCAGCCAGCTACAGTACCAGAACCAGTAAAGGTAAACGACACAGCAGCAGAAGTTGTCTTGGTAGTTACGTTAGATGGTGTAGTACCAGAAGATGTTGCAGCGCTAAATGCTGGAGTCTTGCGTGTACCAGAGTATGTAGGAGCATTAGTAGCACCAGATTCTAACCAACCAGCGTGAGACGATTGCGTATCAGCAGCAGCATAAGTCGGCGTAGAAGCACCAGAAACAAGACCCATAACCACAGTAGCAGTAAATGAAGAACCGGCCAAAATGGTATCTAGCATTAACTGTTTACCAATAGCCATTACCAAGTTGTCAATATGGTCTTCCCATTTGAGGTTGCCATCTTTGTCATAGCACTTAGCTACGAAACGACCTTCCATGCCAACTGTTTCAGTAAAGTCAGCGTTTTTGATTAGTGATGCACTGCTAAAGTCGCCAGTGCTTGTAATTTCGTTGTGCATAATTGCTCCTAATTAACTAAATCGAATAATTGAATCTGTTGTTGTTGCGGTTGGGAAGGTAACTGTAAAACTTGTAGTTGGGGTTTTATCCGCCCCAAAATTAAGCACGGCGACAGCAGCTCCAGTAGTGCTATTGTATATTAAAGCCCCTCTAGTCGTAAAGTTTGCTGGATTCCAAGTTACGTTAGAAAACGATATATAAGCTGTATACCCACTACTGGTAGGAACTTGGCTAATCGTTAGCGTTTTGCCCCCCGCAGTGTACCCAGTGCCTACTATTTCACCAACGGATGTGTAAGCTAGTGTTGTTTCGTTTAAAGTAGCATTAGCTGTATATAGAGCAATCTTATAGGTATAAGGTGTCCCCGCTGCAAAGTTTTCTAAAGCACTTAAACAGTTCTGTTTAAAGATAGTACATTGACCTTGGACTATACTCATGGATTAACCGGGATTTTAGCTTGCCCGTCCCTGTATGCGTCGCCTCGTTCCAGACCAGTTCCTAAACGATTGAGTTGCATAAGCGCCTCGGTGTACTTGTCTTCATAATATTTAACTAAATCTTGCTCGCCCTTCATAAAGAGCATTGCTTCCCGCATTGCACCGTACAACAATACTGGATCGTAGTTATCGCCAAGCCAACTTGTGCCAGCAGTGTTATTAACGGTATTAACTGTTACAGAAAAACCAGAACCTGTACCGCCAATATAAGAAGAAGCGGCTGTAAGAGAGTTTCCAGAAGTATAAAAATTACCGCCGTTAGTAAGTGTAACGGTAGTCACAACGCCACCAGCAATAGTAATAGTTGCCGTAGCACCAGAACCGTTGCCGCCTGTTAGTGGTACATTAGGGTAAACCCCAGTAGTATAAGAAGAACCGCCAGTAGGAGCATTAAAGCTAGCAATAACCCCTTGAACAATAGAAACGGGGTAATAAAAATAATGCAGTTCTACGCCGTAGTTATCGCTAGGTGTTGGTCCTAAAATAAAAGAGAGCTCATTTGGATAAGTATACTGTGGCCCAAACAAAGCGTAATATCTAGGCAACCCTGTGGATGTTGGGGTAGGGTACGCTTCACGAATAAAATTAACATCTTTGTTAAGCAAGTAACTATAAGCCCCAGTCGTTGAATCAATAACGGCTAATGAAAAAGTTGACAAATAATCATCCGGACAAGATAAATATTTATTGCTTGCCGTAAGGGTGCCGGTTACGTTTTTACGCAAAGCAGGAATTTGTACTGAATTGTAAATGCGCTCTTCCGCTTCTTGCACAAAGCGAGAAATATTGTTTACAAACAGAGATTCTGTGTTTTCAGAATAGTCCTGTATTGCTTGGTAAATTTGAACGTAGTTCATTCGGGTTTACCCTACTAGGCCATTGGCCCACGAGATGTGAAGCCTTTAGTTGCAGCGCCAGCGCCACGTTGCTTAATACCAGAAGATTTAACTTCGTCTTTTTGGTTTTTAAATACAGCATCACCAACAGACATTTTAATCTGGTCTACGCCATTACCTGGTTTAACAACACAGTCTTTAGCTGAAGTCATAGCCTTGCCATCCATAGTATGTGGTTGGGCATATACGGCAGCGGAGCCTACTTCTTTACCGCCTTTTTTCATAGAAAATGTAGCCATGATTAACGACCCCTTCCAGAAGATTTTTGATTCATAGCACGAGCCATGTTGCGCCCTACTTCTTTCATTTTCATAGATGTTACGCCAGCAGAACTTTTGCCACCGTTGTTGATTTTGGCTGTAGGGCCTGAATCACCTAAGTTTTTACCTTTTGTTTTGCCTTTGGATTCGATACCATTAGCGCCTTTTTTGAATGACATAATTTACTCCTAGTTAACTGTTATTGTTACTGTACCTACTGCCCCTAACGCTATCAAGTTGTTAGGTGTTAAAACCGTATCAAATTGACTTGCCCCGCCTACTGGAGCCCAACCCCATTGTATCTGCCTACTGCCATCTGCAGGATACCCTGATTCATCTAAAGCTGTTGAAGACCCGTTTTCTGTCTGCAACCCCGTTAACCCCGAGGAGTAATAGCTTGTATCTGGTCTTGGTTCCCGTATGGCTTGTGGGTCTGAAACTGGATACATACCTAACTGCAACTGCGGTTGATCTGGGTCCCAACAAGTAGGACAGACCTTCACATTATAGATCTTTGTCTTTAATACTTGCTTCTTTAATTCCTTAAGCTTATATCGCTGACCGCACCGGTCACACTCCGCAATTGCCCATTTACCTGATGCATACTTTTCTGGCATGGCTTACCTCAATAGAACATTTGGCGAGGAACATACCTATTTGAAGCTTTTTCTCTATCTTCATCTGCCGCTAATTGGAATTGCTGTTCATACTCAGACTTTAAAAATGCTACTCTTTCTGGGGCAACTTCAGGCTTTTTAACTGCAATCATAAATGCTAGACCAGCCACCAAGCAGTTTATAAAACGAAACGGTATGTCTTGTACGTTAACGCCATCGCCAGCATTATCTAGTCGGCGTAGGCGCCAGTAGATCAACGTATAAGGACCACCACCATCACCAGTAGGCCAGACATTGACGTTAGGCAGGTTTAGAACTGTAATAGTCTCTGTGGTTGTATGTGTTGCTGCGGTTGTTCCGTTTTGTCCACGGAAGCAATTTAAAAGTTGATTAGCCGCTGTATCTACGTTTTGGTACGATATAGTCTCAGAGCCAATCTGAATAAAGCCGGTTGTGCCAAGCTCAGCCACAGAAGTAAGAGTTAACGTAGTAGCTGTTGCGCTAATGTTTGACGCTAATTTAGCAGTGATAGTGTTTTGTTGTCCTGACTGCCTATTGATCCAAACTTGAATGGGTCGGCCTTGTGCATTCTTAGTCGGTATTGTTGAATAAGTAGATTCGGAAATGCGGCTAATATTAATATCAACTTGATTCTGGTCTGAACCGGTACGTATAACTTGGTCTAAAAGGTCAATTGTGTCAACAGGAATAGCATACATCGCTTGCCCTGTATTAATTGTAATTTGTCCCTGCTCAATAGTCCACAGGTTAATACCACGGTTAGCCCACTCAATAGTAAGTAAATTTAAAGAACGACGGGCAGTGCGCATATCATACCCAGTACGTAGCTGTAATCCAGCACGTTCAAAAGCTTCCTCAATTAACTCAGAGAGGTCAAGATTAAAGTCCGCTATGCCTGACGTATATGCCATTATTTAGTCTTCTTTTTAACTACTTTTGTAGCTTTTTTAGCAACAGGTTTTTTAACTGCCAGTTTGCGGGTAGTAGCTTTTTGTACTCGTGGCTTACGTTTCTTTTCTTCAGGGGCAGGGAAAGGCCAAGGGTTTATTTCCATCTTATCAAAAGTAACTTCTAAAGACGGTTTTCTAAACAAACCAAGAATCCAACTAATTGCAAAGTTCATTTTTTAAGTCCTTTAAGGGTTTCCGCCAGCCTAGCTCGCTTACCCATCTTACCGGGTTTCTTTGCAGCTGCAACTAGTTTGCTGGCTGGAATTTTTTTATCAGCAGCAACGCCCAATGATTTTTTTAGAGAGCCAGGTTTTTTAATTGCATTTTGTATCCACTTTTCAGCCATTTTATATTTTCCTGTAAGTTTTTGTTTTTTCTTTAATGCTTTTAGGTTGTGCTACAAACTGCTTACCTTTTGCTTTACCTTCACGCTTAGCCTTTGTAGTTGCTGCATATTCCTGTGAGCTTAACGCTTTTATTGCTTTCTCTGGTAAGTATCTTTCACCTGTTTCTGATGACTTCTTACCTGACTTAGTTGTCCATTTCTGGTCACCCCAAGATTTTAAACTTTGTTGCGGTTTTGCAAGACTGCTCATTTATATCCGCCACCAGCCGCTTTGTATTTTTTAGCTACTAACTGTGCTTTACGGGCTGACCACTGACCAGCGCCTGTGCCTTGCACTGCAGCAGATTTAACTTGAGAAACAATACGCTTACGCATCTCCGGTTTGGTGTAATTACCCGCAGCATTAACTTTTCCGCCCTCTTTGTACATGTCCGCCGCAGTTAATGAACCAGGTTTAGCTAACAATTTCTTAGCCATAGCTGGAGCAGTGCCACCTTTAGTAACAGTAATACCAGAACCACCCTTGCCTACTTTGCCGCCCTTGGCGTACTCAGTGAAGTAGGTGTTATCCCTACGGGCTTTCTTTTCCCCGCCAGGCATCTTAGATGGCTTTATATCGCCCATACCACGAGAAGCTCTCATGCTCTTGTCTTTCCTCGAATAGCGCAGCCGTCTGCTCTTTTAGACGCAGAAGAGACTTTGCCACCTTTAGCGTAGCTTGGTTTTTTCATACGGCCACCTTGCATACCTTTTTCCAAATCTCCGCTACCATAAGCTGTACCCCGTCCTGCTGCAGTTGTATTACCACTAGGAGAAATCATAGAAGATTGGGTTCCAGTAATTGCTTTCATTTTTTCAAGCTCGGCTTTAGCAATTAATGGGCTTTTTGGGGCTCGTTGGTCTTTAAAATACTCATCTTGAGCTTTTTTATTTTTTTCTTTAGCTTCTTTAATTGCTTCTTCTTTTTCTGCTTTTTTAGCAGCGGCTTTTTTCATGCCTTCTGCATTAGCTTTATCTGCGTCATCAAAATCAAACCCCTCTGCAGCACTCATCTTTAAGCCCTTGTCTTTCCACGAATAGCGCAACCATCAGCACGCTTAGAAGCAGAAGATACTTTACCGCCAGATTTGTACATCGGCTTAGAGCCTTTTCTGTCTTTACGAGTCATTAGAGCTGCACCGCCACCAGTTTCTGCAGAAGTAAATCCAGCAGATTTAGCTTTAGATTTAAATGAAGGTTTAGCTTTTGGAGCTTCTACTTCTTGATCCATCTTACCGCTCTCTAGAGCTGCCATTGCAC